TTGCATTTTAATCTACTAAGAGATATTATTTAAACACGATGGAAATTTCTAAAGCAAATTGGTCAACAAGCGGGAATAGCGTAAAGCTTAATATCCCCTTTTCAAAAGTCGATGCAAAAAAGAGAACAGTCTCTGGATTTGCAACATTAGACAACGTTGATTCCCACGGGGATATAGTTCTTGCAGATGCAAGCGTAAATGCATTTAAGAGATTTCGTGGAAATCTTAGAGAGATGCACCAACCACTAGCTGTTGGTAAAGTAGTCGGATTTGAGCCAAAGAGCTTTTATAATCCAGATGAAGGAAAAGTTTATCAGGGTGTTTATGTCACATCATATATTTCAAAGGGTGCTCCAGATACTTGGGAAAAAGTATTGGATGGCACTCTATCTGGTTTTTCTATTGGCGGTTCAATTAACGACTCTGAAGTCGAAGTTACAAAGTCAGCGGACGGCGAAGAAACACCAGTAAGAGTAATTAAGGACTACGATCTTGTAGAACTTTCACTAGTAGATAATCCAGCTAATCAATTAGCAAATGTTTTTTCAATTGAAAAAGTAAATGGAAAAACAGTAATTAAGGGAATTGCAGCAGATGTAGTTCCAGAAAATATTTATTGGTGCAAGACAGATTCAATTGCACTAACATCAACTGAATCATCATGCTCATGCGAAACATGCGGTTGCGAAATGGAAACAATTGGTTGGGTAGAAAGCAATGATGTTAACAAAGCAGAATCAATCAAAATGATTGTTGATTCATATATCAAAAAGAATTCTGAAGGTGAAGACTTTTCAGGAGAACGTCGTGAATCTAGCGGCGACGTTATAAATAACGCAGCCAAAGAAGGAGGTACAGAAGTGACAGATACAGAACTTCAGGCAGAGGCTGTTGAATCAGTAGAAGCTGTGGTTGAAGAGACCCCAGCTGCTGACGCAGCAGAAGCTGTCGCAGAGGCTCCAGAGGCGAAAGAAGAAGAGACTGTTGTTGAAAAAGCAGCAGATGTTCAAGAAGTCGCCGTTGAAGAGCTTGATATTTCTAAGAAGATTGACGAACTCAAGTCATTCTTCACTGAATCATTCACAAAGACAGCAGCAGATAATGCAGCTGGTCTTGACACAGTACGCACAAGCGTAGAAGAGCTTGTTAAGGCATCAGATGCAAAGATTGCTGAGCTTGACAAGAAGTACAACGAGATTTCTGAGGTTATCAATTCACTCAAAGAGGGATTTGTAGCAACAGAGAAAAGAATTGATGCAGTTGAATCAGATACTGCAATCAAGAAGTCAGCAGACCTCGGCGGGTCTAAAGATGAACCCATTAATAAGAGCAAGTGGGGCGGAACATTCCTCGGTGTCCGCAATGAACTCTAAGACCAAATAAAGAGAGAGGTGAAAATAAAAATGAGCAATGAACTATTAGAAAAGGCAATTACGACTACTGACCTTGGTACATCCGCAGCTGACTCAGCTCGTGGTGGTTTGCTAAAGCCAGAACAGTCTAACCGTTTCATCGACTACATGTTCGATGCAACAGTTGTCACAAAGTTTGCCAGAACCATTCGCATGCGTTCTGACATTCAAGAAATTGACAAGATCGGTGTTGGCGAAAGAATTCTCAAGGTTGCAACTGAAGCTACAGATACAGCTGCAAATCAGAGCGTTGTATTCGCTAAGATTTCTCTTGCTACCAAGAAGCTACGTCTTGACTGGGAACTCTCTTCAGAGTCTCTAGAAGACGGCATTGAGGGCGCAGACCTTGAAGACCACATCGCACGTATGATGGCTACACAGGTTGGAAACGATGTTGAGGATCTAGTCCTTAACGGAGTTGGAACAGGCTCTGATCCACTATTGAAGGCACTTAAGGGTGTCGTTAACATCGCAAAGGACGAAGGTCACGTTGTAGATGCAGGTGGAGCAACAATTTCAAAGGGTGTATTTAACGATGCACTAAAGAAGATGCCACGTCGCTACAAGCAGCGCCGCAACCAGCTTCGCTTCCTATCAGGATCAAACTTGATTCAGGATTACCTATACAGCTTGACAACAATCCCAGGAACTCCAGAAGATATCGCTTCAGGAATCGTCCGTGGAGATGTTGTTGCTAACAACGGAGCACCAGGAGGCGTAATCCCTTACGCATTCGGTATCCCAGTTGTTGAGGTTCCACTTCTTGATGAAGTACAAACAGGAACACACTCAGGAGCTTCAGGTTCACATGGAGATATCCACCTAACATTCCCAGATAACGTTATCGTGGGTGTTAAGCGTGACATCGTTGTGCACCGTGAGTTCAAGCCTAAGAAGGATACAATTGAGTACACTCTATTCCTTCGTGTAGGAACAGCAATCGAAAATCCAGATGCATTTGTTGTCGTTAAGAACGTCAAGATTGCAGCAGGATACGATAATCCAGATCGTGCAGCAGCTTACATCTCTGGTGGAAGCTACGACGCACTACCTGCAAACCGTCCATAATTTAAATTTTAGGACAAAGTTTGGAAAGGGGTCCCCTTCTTTAAGGGGATCCCTTTCCTCTTATAGTGTGCAAAATGCTATAATTATAATAAACGAACGGAGTTATAATGTCATTACAAGCATTAAAAGTATCAGAATTAAAAGAAATAGCAATAGAATATGGCGTAGATATAGCGGAAGCAAAGAATAAGGCGGATATCCTTGCAGTGTTAGCAGAAGAAGGCGTCACAGATGAGCTACTTAATAATCTAGCTACTGTTCAAAAAGAAGAATTGCCTCCAGCACCAGCTTTTGCAGGGGCGGAAGAGATTGATGTATCAGACAGAACATTGGTCAAAATGGAAAGAATGAATAAGTCCTACCAGACACATGGATATGAATTTAGTCAGGAACACCCATTTATCTCAATGCCTATGAATTCAGCAATGAAGATTTTGGATACAGAAAAAGGTTTTAGACTAGCAACACCATCAGAAGTAAAAGAGTTTTACTCATAGGAGATAGATCATGCCAGAGATATACAGTGGTACAAATGGACCAATAAACTTTAAGACGTATTACAATGGCGTAGCTATTGATCCTACGTCAACTCCAGTTGTAACAATATATAAGGGCACAGAGACTTCTGGCACAGTACTGACGGTAAATAATACAGACGTAGATGAGGGAAGCTTCTTCTGCTTTGTACCAGTTTCAGCAACAACAGATTATGAATATTTTAAAGTAAAGATAGAATATACAATAAATGGAACAGCATTTGTTGATTGGAAAACCTATAATGTTTCAAGACCCTACGCAAATGTTGCAGAGATAGTAGAGGCTTCTGGTTTTGGTACAGACAGATCAGATAGAAACTATAAGTCATACGATGAAGTAATGGCTGCGGAAAGATGGGCAAGATTTAAGATTAATGCTTATACTGGACAAAAGTTTGAGTATAAGACAAAGACAGTTCAGGTAATTGGTGATGGAACAGACGTCCTACTTTTGCCAGAAAGAATAGAATCTATAACTAAGATATGGCAGAACGATGTTGTCATATATGATTCTGCTTCTGTTTCTGGCAACCAGTATGAGTTTGAAATAACTCCAACTAACTACGCAATAAGATTTGTTAAGGATCCAGGGCTAGAAACATTTGCCTCATATCCTTATGACACAACTATGCCAGAACCAGCATTCTTTAAGAATGGAAATACATATAAGATATCTGGCATGTACGGATGGCTAAATGTTCCTTCTGAGGTCTATGATTCAGCAATCAGACTATCAAATGATTTCTTTTATCAAGACGCAGTGTGGAAAGAAAAGTATGTAAAAAGAATGCAGACTGGCGACTGGAACGTTGAAATATCAACTCAGGCATTTACTGGAACTGGAAACTCTATGGTAGATAGAATTCTAGAGCCTCTAATTGCCAATCGCATGGTGATAATTTAATGTTTAATTCTCTGATATCGTCTACTCTTTATATGAAGATGGATATCTATGAGTCAACACTGACTCAGGATGATATTACAAAAGCATTAAAGAGACAATGGCTATATAAGAAAACAGCTATGTGCCTTGCAAGAGGTTACATTTCGGAGACTTCTAAGACTTCTGGTAGCGGGGAAAAGGTCGGTGAAAGATACCAAGATATGGATTATCTTACCATTGAGACCGAAGAGCGATTGGTTAAATCACAAAGAATAACCAATATAAGAAATCAAAATGATGAGGTCATATGGTTTGACCTAATCAAAAACAATTACGACACTCCAGTCATATATGAGGTTCAGGGAGTAATCCCAGTTCTTGATCCATTTGGAGCCATCTTGTCGTATAACGTAACAGTTAAAAAGTCGGAGGTACAGTCACTTGAAGGCTAATATAGTATCTCAGATTAGATCTGCAGAAAAGATTATGTCCAGTGGCAGAATGAAGACTGGCATTATAGACGATATGGGATCAATCTCAAAAATAGCTGCATCTATATATTATCAGGCAGCATCATTAGAGTATTTAGTTAATTCAGCAAGAGCACAAAAAGCAGTAACTACAAAGATTTATAACAGAATATCAAAAGATTTTGGTAGCTATGTAGATATGCAGGCTCGTTCATATACTTCAAGATTACATCATGTTTATGAGTGGAAGCGTGTTGGAAATCCTGCATCTAGACTGTGGCAGCTTAACTTTGTACCAGGTAGCGGATATAACATGGAAATAAACTATTCATTCAAGCAGTCTAGAACAAATGTTCCAAATGCCTACAGCTTAAAGAAGTATGTTTTTAAAGAAAAAGCAAGAATAATGGAATTTAGAATTCCAGTAACAATTCGTCCACGCTCAGCTGCTGGAAGATTAGTATTTGAAAATCAAGACGGTAAGACCATTGTTTTGCCTAAAGGAAGATCTGTTCGTGTAACTAAGCCAGGTGGAGCAAATGCATTCCAGGGATTTGCTAGAACCCATGAAAGATTCTTTAATAGCGGAATGGTTAACGAAAGTATTGAAGCGTCTGGAGTAAAAGAATCACTTACACGTGCTGCTAAAAGAGCAGCAGATGTTCCATCTGCAATTTCAAGCAGAGTTGTAATAAGTAGAATTTCTCCAAATGCTGTTAAGGCATTAGCTGCATCAGCAGCTCAATCAGAGGCTGGTAGAATATAATGGCAAACTATGCTCTTAGTGCAACACAAGCAATAATTGACTATCTCTGGTCAAACATTACTTCAACTAATTCTAATGTAACATCTGGCAAAATACTAGAACCAGATGACTATCAGGCAGACCTAGTTAATGGTCCACTTTTAAATATAGTTCCTATATTTCCAGCACAGCAGGACATGATCAACTATCAAGAGCTTGGAACAAAAACTCATATAGTTTATGATTGGGTTGCCGACGGATACGAAGAAAACTGGATGATCTGTCGTGACTCTATGATGTTTACTATATACTCACAAGACTTTAACAAGATTGCGGAAATTCAAAACCTTATGCTAGACCTATTCAGACGAATGGACGAATCAGCAAAGGATATAAACACATCATTACCTAACGGCTCACCATTTATATTCTTCACAGTTTCTTTGGCAGATCTTCTATCTCCAGAGCCTCAAAGAGAGAAAAACGGATGGTTCGCTGGACAGGTGGTTATCAGATATAAGTATGGACGCCAGGTCAATGCTCTTGGCAGATTTGCTTGATGGGTGTTGCTTTTTAAGCAATAACCTAGTATTATTTGATTAACGAGGATTTAGGGCTTAGCCAGCTCAAGCAGTAAAAACTAATTTAACCGCAAAGACGGAGGTGTAAAATAAAATGGCAAATGTAAATAATATTATCGTTGGTGCCGCAGAAGTTTGGGTTTCAAAGCAAGATTCAACACAGGTAGCAGCATGGCCAACATACGCAGTACCTGCGTTTACAGCAGCAGCATCAGCACGTGCTGATATGAACGCTGCAACAGGTTCAACAGGTTGGAGAAACGTAGGATTCACATCTGAGGGTATTGAAGTTCAGTACTCACCAGATTACGGCGATATCCAGGTTGACCAGTTGCTAGATACAGCAAAGCTTTTTAAGCAGGCTATGACAGTATCTGTAAACTCAACATTGGCAGAAGCAACACTAGAAAACCTATTGTTCGCTTTCGCACAATCAACAGCAACCAAGGATGCAGCAGCACATGGTTCAGATAACCTAGCAGGTTATACAAAGGGAACTGGTGGAGAGACTCTCGGCATGGAAGCTGGAGCACTCGGATCAGAGCCTGTAGAAAGAGCACTAGTATTTATCGGTAATGCTCCAAGAGCAGCATCTACTG